GCGCCTTTCCTGACCTATCGAGAGAGCTCTTTTTAAGGTAGAGCAACACCTTCATTTTCATGTCATCCATACGCTTTGAAAACTGAGGGCAAAATTACCCGGTTCAAAGCGCCCGTTACCTGTGCAGATTCCTGTATATCAATGCAAAAGAACCGTGTGCAAGACGACCTCAGTTACCTATCACTGCTCCATCGTTACCCGCCACCAAGCTGGGTAATGGTTTGGTAACTGAACTCTTGCACGGATCCGCACTTTTCTGCCTTTTACGCTCGACGCAATCGAAAGCGTATCACCCCCTTTCCGTCTAACAATCAACCCGTCTGCTCCGACATCGGGGCTTCTGCTTTTGAAGGGAATAGTTGATGACACACGATGTTTTTTACCTCTCGCGTGATCAAATTTTGTTCACGCACCAGCTTATCCTTGCTTGCGTGTCATCAAAAATCGATCACGTGTGATCAACTATTCCCCTTAAAAGCAGAAAAGCCGATGTCGGAGCAAGTGGACTGATTGTTAGGTGGAAAGGGGTGGATATGCTTCCGATTGCGTCGAGCGTAAAAGGCTGAAAAGTGCGGATCCGAGCAGAAGTTCAGTTACCAAACCATTACCCCGCTCCGTAACAGGTAACGATGGTGCAAAAGCCGGTAACTGGATATATCTTGCACATGGTTCTTTTGCATTGATATACAGGAATCTGTACAGGTAACGGGCGCTTTGTACCGGGTAATTTTGCCCACAGTTTTCAAAGCGTATGGATGACAAGAAAATGAAGGTGTTGCTCTACCTCAAAAAGAGCAGTCGCGACAGGTCTGGCAAGGCGCCGATCATGGGACGCATCACGCTGGAGCGTTCCATTGCACAGCTTAGCTGCAAGCTATCTTGTAACCCCGACTTGTGGAACCCGCGCGAAAGCCGAGTGAACGGGAAGAGCCGCGAGGCAGTCGAGGTTAATGCCAAGTTGGACAACCTCCTTCTCGCTGTTCAAGCCTCTTATCAATCCCTGCTTGCCAAGGGATCGCCATTTGATGCAACCGACATCAAGGATCATTTCCAAGGCAGCGTGCAGAGTCGAACTCTGTTTTTGGAGCGGTTCGACGTCTTGATCGAGAACATGGAGAATCACGTCGGTGTAGACATCAAGGAAAATTCTTTGGCCTCGTACCGTCAGACAAGGGCACGATTGCAGCAGTTCATTCGAGCGAAATACAAAGTCTCCGACTTGACCTTTTCGCAGCTCACGGAGGACTTCATCAAGCGATTTGAGCAGTATGTAACCGGAGAAGTGGGGCTGAAACAGAGCACTTGCTATAACATGATCGTCCTTATCAAGAAGGTTTGTAAACTGGCCTATCGAGAAGGCGCGGCAGACACCTTATTGTTCGACAATGTGCATGTAGACAAGGGGGATAGCCGACTGCCCAAAGCGCTCGATAAGGATGCGTTAGACAAGTTGAAAGCACTGCGTTTTGACGGTTTGGACGAGGATATGGAAACCTCCCGCGATGTGTTTCTTTTCGCCTGTTACACCGGCGCGGCTTATTGCGATTTGATGGCGTTGAACCGCGAGCATCTTGTCCGCGACGATGAGGGCGCCCTTTGGTTGAAGTTCAACAGGCAGAAGACAGGCGTCCTCTGTCGCGTGAAGCTCTTGCCTGAAGCCCTTCGGTTGCTGGAACAGCTACACAACGATGCCAGGGAGACACTGCTCCCTTATATGAATTATGCCACCTATTTGTCTTGCCTGAAAGCAATCTCACTAAGGGCCGGACTGTCTTTGCCCATCACCACGCACACCGCCCGGCACACCTTCGCTACGCTCATCACCTTGGAACAGGGCGTGCCCATCGAAACCGTAAGCAAGATGCTTGGGCATAGCAATGTGAGTATGACCGAACGATATGCGAAAGTGACTCCCCAAAAGCTATTCGAGGAGTTCGATCGCTTGATCGCCTTCACTGAAGATTTGCACCTAACCATTTAACCGAGACCAACATGAGAAGTACATTCAAAATCCTGTTCTACATTAACAGACAGAAGACAAAGACCGACGGCAAGACAGCCATCTTTTGCCGCATCACCATCGATGGCAGAAGCGCGGTTATGGCAACCGGCGAGGAATGTCTGCCAAATGAATGGAACAGTAAACAGGGTATAACTGGCGAAAAGAAAATCAACCAACGCCTCGCAGCGTTCAAAGAACTCGTGGAAAAGACCTATGCGGAAATGCTCACGAAGGACGGAGTGGTCAGTGCAGAACTACTCAAGAATCGTTTGCAGGACACCGCTGCCGCACCGACCACACTTTTAGCCATGAGCGAGGCCGAGCTGCAATCCGTTAAGGCATGCGTGGGTAGGTCAAGGTCAGAAGGCACCTATCGAAATCAGACCTATTCGGACAAGATGCTTCGCGAGTGGATAGAGAGCAAAGGGCGAAAGGACATGCCCATCCACGCTGTTACAGAAGAGATGTTCGAGGAGTTTCGCTTCTACCTTAAAAAGAAGCGATTTACAGCAAAGACAGTCAATCGAGATCTCTGTTGGCTGAGTCGATTGATGTATCGTGCCGTCAGCAAAAGGATCATTCGCTACAATCCTTTTGAGGGCGCTACCTATGAAAAGGTAGAACGGAAGATTCGCTTCTTGCAGAAAAGCGATGTGGCCAAGCTCATGGCACTGAGAGTGAACGACAGAGAAGCAGAGCAAGCCCGGCAAATGTTTCTCTTCTCCTGCTTCACCGGACTGGCCATTGCGGATATGGAGAGATTGAAGTTCTCGCATATCCAAACGGCGGTCGATGGCCGGAGGTATATCCGTAAGGAACGGCAGAAGACGAAAGTGGAGTCTGTCGTGCCGCTACATCCGATCGCGGAGGAGATCCTTAGCAGATGCCAAGAGGAACAAACGGTGAAAGAAGAAGGCGACGACCTTGTCTTTCCACGCAGTTGCAGCCGTAGTGTGATGAATAACAAACTGAGCACCGTGGGTAAAGCCTGTGGCGTCAGGCAACGAATCTCTTTCCATATGGCGCGCCACACGTTCGGAACCCTGTCGCTCAGTGCTGGCATACCGATAGAGAGTATTGCCAAGATGATGGGACATGCATCCATATCTAGCACGCAGATCTATGCACAGGTGACGGATAAAAAGATCTCGGAAGACATGGACAAGCTGATCCAAAAGCAACAAGCGGCTTCAGAGTGATCCCTATGCGGCCGCCCTAACATGCCTTTTTCCTTTCACCGAATAGATCTTACTACGCAACTACAACGGATCCTAACAGATTGATAAAATAGAAGTTAGAATGTTGCAGAAGCCCGAAATCCTTCATGCTACCTTCCTAACTACATAACACGATTTGAGAGGGCTCTGCACAATCTACATACCCTCCTCATTCCTTTTCGGAGTCATTTTTTTGAGTGTCGATAAGGTGAGTTGAGAGCCCTTTGAGGGGTTTCCTTTCTCCCTTCCGAGCCTCGCTTGGGGTTCGGAAGGAGAAAGTTTTCAGCACTATAATGAATCGTATGAATTAACCGAATAGGTAGAAAAGATAAGAGGAGGAATGGGGTGTGCGAAAGTACATTCAGGCATCTGTGCATTTGTTTATGCGAAGAGGTCCTATTTTTCTCCCCCCCCCCTCTTGTCGGATTACCGCTTCCCACCTCCCTTGTATAGTCAATAAAAAATGGATTGCGAATAGATTACGCGGAAGTTCAGAGCTAGAAGCGACTCCAACTCGCGTCCGATAAGAAGGTCATCGGAAAGCGTTTGCAGGAAATCGCCAAGAACACCGTGACGGGCGGACAGTACACGGCTGTCGGGGAGCTTTACGGTTTCCCGATAAAGGTGGTCAGCGAGAGGACACTCAAAGAGGGGCTGGAGTTTACCGACAACCGCTTCGTGGTGGAGGGCAACTACAAGTACACCTACAACAACGGGCATTTGGCGCTGGCTGACCCGGTAGCCGCCGCACGCAACTTCCTGAACGCGCTGGAGAAGATACCCTCCACCATCGACCAGTACAAGGCGAAGAACGAGGTGCTGGAGCGCGAGATACCGCAGTTGCAGGAGATAGCGGGCAAGGTGTGGAAGAAGGAGGACGAGCTGAAACAGTTGAAGTCCGAACTTGCCGCGCTTGACCGGAAGATACAGCTGGAGCTTGCTCCGCCTACGCCGGAGGTCGCAGAAAAGGAGAAAAACAGGCAGGAAGTCAAGCCGGTTACGGAAGGTGTACAAAACGTACCATCACAACACACCGAAGAAGCACCGCAGATACGCAGTCCGTCGGGAAATTTCATCGACGACTATATCGTTATCGGGCGACCGGGATTGTATGCAAAAGATGAGAATCGACCGAAAGGGCTGAAATTATAAGCAATAAAAAGTCATATCAAATCATTTAATCGATTGATATGGCTTTTTAACTGCTTAGATAACTTACTTTCAATTACAATTAAAAGGGAAGTCAAGGAGGAAGATTCCGGTTCAATCTGCTCCCATGCCGAAGCGTTGGAGAAACAGGCTCTGTTCATCAACTCCACGCTGACGCAACTCGGATGCAACATCCTTTGGAAGATGTTCCGCCACGGCATGATAGAGTATCATGGGCTATATCTCAATCTGGCCACGATGAAAGTGAATCCGACAATAGCGCAACTTGTTTCTAAACTATATAAAACATACAAAATAAGGCTTAAATATGATATTGTTATGATAGTTGAGAAAACTCTTTACGCGAAAATAATGCCTATTTTTGTGCATTCCACACTTTACGTGGAATAGATTTGTGTACTGCAATAAATACATGATTCTTTGCGTACACGACAACAGTAATGGATATTTACACGAAACGCATGATATATCAACTAAAACATATTATGTTATCCGGAAAAATTAATATTCCAAAATATCTGAATGACTATGGTATTCGGCCAACGGCTGTTTGAATCATCGTGTTTCGTGCCATGTATGAGCTTCATGACACGTTCAGCCTGACAGACTTGGAAAACACATTGGACAGCGTGGATAAATCCACACTGTTCAGAACTTTGTCGCTCTTTGCGCAACACCATCTTGTCCATAAGATAGAAGACGGAAGCGGCTCGACAAAATACTGCTTATGCCGCAATGACCATGTGTGCAGAGTCGATGAACTGCATTGTCATTTCTACTGTGAGAGTTGCCATAAAACATACTGTCTCGACCATACCTATATTCCGATGGTGCATTATCCGAAAGGATTTGAGTTGCATAGTGTCGATTATTTATTGAAAGGTCTTTGCCCTGATTGCCGAAACAAGCGACACGACTGACTTTGCAACTTGGTTGCAGTTCTTATTTCGTACTTTTGCAGCGGATTAAATGATTGGTTATGGAAAAAGAACAAAAGATCAAAGTGATACGCATCATTACGAGCATCGTTTTGCTAATGGCGACATATATTCTGGCTATTCCGGAAGAGATTCACATCGGATTATGTGCCATCGCCTATGTCATAATCGGTGCGGACATCGTTTATGCCGCCTTGCGTAATTTGTGCAAAGGGCAGTTTTTGGGTGAGAGTTTCCTCATGACTATTGCGACCGTCGGAGCATTTGTCATCGGAGAATACCCCGAAGCAGTGGCCGTGATGATGTTCTATCAGATTGGGGAACTTTTCTCCGATATAGCGGTGGAACGGAGCCGGGAATCGATTGCGGCATTGATGGATATCCGTCCGGATTATGCCAATATAGAGAAAGAGGGGAGTCTAACACGGGTGTCTCCATCGGATGTCCCGGTCGGCAGTATCATAGTAGTAAAGCCGGGAGAGAAAATACCATTGGACGGAGAGATAATCTCCGGAAGTACGACTCTCGACACGGCGGCGTTGACAGGTGAAAGCCTTCCGCGTGAGGTTTCCGAAGGCGATACCGTTATCAGCGGAAGCCTGAATCTCACAGGTGTTCTGCATATCCGTACGTCGGCGACATTTGGAGAATCGACCGTTGCGAAAATCCTCGATTTGGTAGAAAACGCGGATACAGGCAAGGCGAAGAGTGAAAAGTTCATAACCCGTTTCGCACGCTATTATACCCCTGCTGTCGTAGCTGTGGCTGCATTGCTCGCCTTGGTTCCTCCGCTGATTGTGGGCGGCGAATGGCTTGTCTGGTTAAACCGCTCTCTGATTTTCCTGGTGATTTCCTGCCCCTGCGCACTGGTCGTGTCTGTCCCGCTGACGTTCTTTGGCGGAATAGGCGGAGCATCAAGAAAGGGCATTCTCGTAAAAAGCTCCAACTATCTGGAAATGATGGCGCATATAAAAACAGTCGTGTTCGACAAGACCGGGACTCTGACAGAAGGCAATTTCTCGGTCACTGCCGTATATTCCCAAATGGTGTCGGAGCATGAGCTTATAGAATTGGCTGCATTGGCGGAAAGTTTTTCTGACCATCCCTTGTCGGCATCGATACGGGATGCCTGCAATTTGCCATTGGACAAAACAAGAGTGACCGGTTATGAGAACATTGCAGGCGAAGGTGTCATGGCAATCATCGACAATCGCAAGGTTTATGCCGGAAACGAAAAGCTTATGTCGCGTGCTGGTGTGTCTCCCCAGTCATGTGAAAAGACAGGTACCATTGTCCATGTCGCCGTAGACAACGCTTATATGGGATATATCGTCGTTTCCGATAGCCTAAAGCCGCAATCCGCCGAGACCATCGCAAGGCTGAAAGCCTCTGGAGTTGGGAAAACAATCATGCTTACGGGCGACCGCAGTGATGTGGCTAAAGATGTTGCCGGAAAAGTGAACATAGATGAGTTCCATGCCGAGCTGCTGCCTATTGACAAGGTGAGATTTGTCGAAGCACTGCGCAAAGAACATGCCCGGTCTCCCATCGCTTTTGTCGGCGACGGTATCAATGATGCTCCGGTCATCAAACTTGCTGACATAGGCATTGCCATGGGGGCTGTCGGCAGTGACGCCGCTATTGAAGCGGCCGACATCGTATTGATGAATGATAATCCCATGAATATCGTCGAAGGGATGATGATAGCGCGCAAGACGTTAAGCATAGTGAAACAGAACATCGTATTCGCCATCGGCATCAAACTCCTGATGTTGCTGTTGGGAGCGTTGGGCATTGTCAACATGTGGGCTGCCGTGTTTGCCGATGTAGGTGTTACCATACTTGCCATACTCAATGCGTTAAGGAGCATACGTGTCAGCAATGTATTAAAACAATAATAACTCCATCTTTGCAACCGGGTTGCAAAAGTAAAAGCGTGTATTTGCACCCGAAAAGCAGTTTTACTGTCAACAAAGAGATGAAAAGACAAGTGTACATAGCGATAGTGGCGTTGGCGGCAATCATGTTGCTTGCCGTGCCATTCATTCCACATCATCACCACGATAAGGCGCTATGTACGGTTGTGGAACACTGTGACAGCGACAACACGGATAATGACGAACATACAGGCCACAACGATGACGGCACGGCGTGCATAGAGAATGGCGGATTGTTCATATCCAAATCCGATGCACACAACAATACTTCCTATAAGATAATTCCGGCATTTGTCTGTGCGATATGCAGGATGGCAATTGCCGAACTGTTTCCGGAAAAGAAGATTCCATGCGAATGGGAAGGCATCGCCATCTACCAATCGGCGGAACTGACCCGGACCAATGCCCCGCCGGCACCCCCCCCCATCATTTTTTGTCACCCCTTTTCAATC